TGTAATTCATGCAGAGAATGAATTTATTGATAACCTTTTACGAGGTGATGCAGCAACACAATTTAATGACGACAGACTAGAAAAACTTCAAAGCAAAGTTAATAGACTGTTAGGCGAATTGGATGAGTTGCAAGCGTATAGAATGGTTGAACGTCGTTTTATTGAAATTGCAATTCAGAAAAGTGGAATTCTTGATGAGGTGAAAGCATGAATTTACAAACAGTATTTATTAATTGCCTATATTTATTAGGTATAGCGTTTGTTGTATCAGTAATTGTATATACAGTACTTTATACAACACGTGATATTTGGTATGAAAGTACATTAAGAAAGCATCAAAGAGAGCTGACTGAACATTTTAGAGAAGGTTGTGAGCAAGCTTATAAAGAATTACATAGAGGTGATAAAAATGAGTAAATGCAATAGATGTAAATATGAATATTCGCCTAAATTGGATGAACCCTGTAAGTACTGCAGGGAGCGAATGGGTGAAGTAAGTTTAGCTTATCAATTGCATGCTGATAAGTTCCAACCTAAAGAAGAACAACCAACAACTGAATATAACGGATGCCGTGATTGCTATTATGAATTGTTAGACGAATCAGACGCTCCTTGTTGTGAATGCAAACATCAATTCGCACCAGGGACAGATGCACGTTTAAAAGCAAAAGACTGTTTTAGGCCAAAAGAATTAAAAGCATATGATGAAGTTGACATGGTAAATCATCCAGCACATTACAACAGAGATGGAGCAATGGAGTGTATTGATGAAATGATAACTGTATTCGGTAAAGATATAGTTGCTTGTTTCTGCTTGTGCAATGTATGGAAATATAGATACAGAGCTTCAGATAAAGGACATGAAGAGGACTTATCTAAATCTGACTATTATATGGCTAAGTATAAGGAATTAATTACAGAACGCAGTGTATTAGGCTTTGAAAGTGTTATGGAACGTGAAGAATTAGAAGATATTGTAAAAGAAAAATTAGATAAATTGTATACAGAAAGAGAGATTAATAAACATGACAAACACAGAAATGATTAAAGATATGCTTGAAAGACAGAAAGCATATGATGAGGAAGTATTTAAGAAACATAATGTTGACTATGTTTCTAAAAGCCAATTAGAAAGTGCGTTGTTTGATGAATTAGGAGAATTGATGCACGCTCAGAAATCAGATTGGTGCTGGTGGAAATTTACGCAAGAACCAACAGACAAGGCCAAGGTATTTGAAGAATACGCAGATGTCCTTCATTTCGCTTTAATGTACGAAATCAAGTTTGGTACAGGATGTTATCAAGACGAGGACATCAAGTGGAATTATAACAAGCTAAAAACGGATTTAGGATTTGGACAGGCATATGCGTTTAGTTGTGTAATCAGTTTAACACGAGATGATAACGTATTAGCTTACGTAATCGCATTAGGATTGCATTTAGGATATTCGATTGGTGAAATTTATAACGAATATATTCGCAAGAATGAGATCAATAAAGAAAGGTTAGCGAAGGGGTACTAGGATATGTGGATTAGAAGTCAAGATAGAAAAGCATTATTAAATGTAAATCAAGTATTAATTAGTCCAAGTGTAGATGGAAGCATACATTACATAAACGATTCTTTAGGAGAAGAAAGTAATGTATTAGGTGTTTATTCAACCGAAGAAAAAGCTCTAAAAGTTTTAAACGACATTCAAGAATTTAACGAGTGTACGTATTCTGAAATGTTCCAAATGCCACAAGATGAGGATGTTAGAGTATAACTAAGGAGAATGAAAATGTCTAAACGTTGGGAGTATAACGAGAAATACAATAGTTATAGTCTATATTGCTATGCATTCCCTGGAACATGGGAACCCGGAGAAAGAAGACCAATTGCAGTATTAAACGTGGATAAAGGACGTAATAAAGAACGATATACTTATAGCTGTTGTGTTGTATTGAGGCCTGGTTCTTTGATGCCACTAAAAGCTAAATCAATTGATGAGGCAAAGTCAAAAATCGAAAAATCAATTATTGAATATCTTGAGTATAAATTGAATGGGCACCTAAATGAGGCCCAAATTCTAGAGGAAGAAATAGCAGAAATTAAAGGTGAAAAAAATGAAAGCTAAAGAAATGTTTAAAGCACTAGGATATGAATATTATGAAAGCGAACACTCAATTCGTTATATAGCAAATTGTGATATGGATGATGATTATATTAGCATTAAATTTGGACTATTATCACACACATTCTACGCTCAGCACAACTGTAATCCGAATGACATTACCATAGATGAATTCGAAGCAATTCAACAACAAATGAAAGAATTAGGTTGGTTAGAAGAAGAAAAAAAGACTGAGACGAATTTTGAACATTATTTTGAATGCTTGTCAAAAAGAAAAATGAGTGATTTTGCTCTAATTGATGGAAGATTTACGAAGTGTTCGGACACAAGTTGTAGTGAATGTGACTTTAATGGTGATTGTATCGAAGGAAAATTTAGATGGTTAAAGCAGCCATACAAAGAGCCAAAATATAAATTAACTAAATTTGAGTTTGATTTATTGAATGCACACAAAGATAGTGGAATGCAGAAGTGTATTTCAAATTATAGGCCTTTGCTTGAAATGTATGGAAAAGGACATTTTAAAGGTATTGATACAAGTACCCCAATTCATGAAATCTTAGATAATTGTGAGGTAATGGACTAATGCGTAAAGCTAGATTACTGTATCTTACTGATAAGTACGAAGAAGAATTGATAAGTATTACTGGTAAGTACAAAGAAGATTACATCGGTCAAGTTGGTAATGTTACGCATAAGCAAAATATCTGTGTACTTGTTGGCACAAATAAATATTTATACGACATCGAATTTAATGATGGTGCTAGGTTTTGTGTTGATAGAGAACAAATTGAGTTTGTAAAGGAGAATAGTCGATGAGCGGTGGACATTATAATTATATGTATTGTCGAATTGAGGATGAATATGTTGATAGAATGTATGATTCTCAATTAAATGAAATGATGAAAGATTTGTGTAAGTTGTTACACGATTTAGAGTGGTGGAAGTCATGCGATTATAGTGAGGACACTTATCGTAGAACAGTTACTGAATTTAAAAAGAAGTGGTTTAAACAAACTAAGATTGATGTACAAAAGCAAATCGAATCAAAGTTTGAGCAAACAAAAGATGAGCTGCTAAAAGAGTTTGAGTATTTAAAGGGTGATGAATAATGAGCGCAACAGAATATGATATTCACGATGAATTAATTCAGAATGAGTGTATTAGATTACATACTCACTTTAAGGATAGAATCTTACAAGAAAAAGATTTCTTTGAATTAAATAATGCAGTATTAAGAATCACTGAATACATCGTCAAACTTGAAAGAGAAAATTGTGGATTAAAAGAATATAAGAAACACCAGGAAAGAGCAAACGAAAGAAGATATCGTAGTGGGGAAGAGTCTTGGCATAGAGGGTCAGTTGTCGCAAAGAAGAAGTAGGTGGACAAAATGAACAAATTAAAAGTAAACCAAATGTTGAATGATTTGAAGTCGGCAAACTATTGCTGCCATCGAATTATTGAATTGAACGAGGAACTTGAGGTTCTGAATCATAAAATGTTAGGACTAAGCCATAATCCAATTAGGTTGACAAAGGAGCAGGAGAAATCCAGTGCTCCTATGCCGACCTTTCATGGTTCTTATACAAGTCCTTTAGGGATGATGGAAGAAGAAACTTTAAAAGTGGAAGAAATAAATTATTATCGAAGACGTTTAAATGAATGCAGAGCAATCGAGCTTTTATCTTTGCAAGACCAGAACATTTTATTTGATCTATATTTTTGGAATCTGAATTCATGGGATGTTGCAGAAAAATACGGTTATACGAGACAAGGATTATGGAAACATATTCGTTCAGAAATTAGGAAATTAACGTAAAAAAATTTGCATATCAATTAATTCTTGATATATGATATTTAGGAATAACAGGTATTTATTAAGAAAAGGAGACAATTAATTTATGGAAAGAGAAGGACTATACAGTGCTAAGACTGTAGCAAAATGGTTTTTATACTATAATCAAGCTGCTATCGATAGCGAGGATGCTGATTTAATTTCTAATTTAAAACTCCAAAAACTACTATATTATGCACAAGGGTGTTATCTAGCGATAAAAGGGAAACCGTTATTTTTTGAAAAGATTTTAGCTTGGGCTCATGGTCCTGTTGTTAATGAAGTATATCAAGAATATAAACACTATCATTCTAATGGAATCATTTATAATGGTGACTATGACAATAGTATAAAAAAACAGGATGAAGAACTTTTGGAACAAGTTTATGAAATATTTGGACAATATTCTGCTTGGGGACTTAGAAACAAAACTCATCGAGAGGCTCCTTGGTGTAATACAGAAATAAATCAAGAAATTAAGCAGGATGTTATTAA